TGCCGACTCGCTCTGACGAGCACGCAATAATGAAACTGCGATTTGAGTCCAAGGGTCCAACACACCCAAGTCAGCAAACTGAGGTTTTACGCTCAGTATGTAACTCCGTGGACGATGCCACACACTAGACAAGATGGCTTTACCTTGGTTGTCACGAACAATGTCGTAGACGCTTCGTTCCCCGAGGGGTCGGAAACCAAGATTGCCAGCTGGGTCAGTGGGTACTAGCGGATACATGCGCTCTTTGAAGAGGCGCACGATCCTCCCGCATGCTTTCTCCATAGGGAAAGTACGGTTGTCTGCTAGCGTGTTGTGGATACCGATTAAGTCCTGCATCGTTAAGATGCCGGTCTCCGAGTCTACAGTAGCGGGCCTCACGGCTACGCCTGCGTAGAAATCAGCACCACAGCTTTCCCGGAAAGGTCCATCCAGGAAAGTCTTCTTCATGTTAAACCGAAAACCAAGGAACTGCGCAAACTGCATATAGCGAGTTGCGTGACTACGTGGCAAAGCCACGTCGTCGCCGTAAACGGCGAATTCCTTCGATTTAACAAATTCCTCAACGGTCGCGTAATCCGAAGTCGCATATGCTGCGGCCCAGAATGTCAGCGTTTCAACGACGAACGTTGTACCGTTCCCCATGCCAGCGTACATTTCATAGTCAAAAGTACCTCCACCGAATTCCGGCGGAGCCTCGTAACCAGGGGTACGGATGCGCATGAGCAGTTTTGCCCATGCTGGGGGGTAGAGGAAAACAATCAGGTTCTTGACTTGGAGGTTTGACGCGTCGGTTTTATCCAACGTGCAAATAGGGTTCTCGCTTTCCCAAGCAAGGGACCCTCTCTTAGCCATCTCCTGATTCCAACTCTGATCTGCCAAGTCTACTCCAATGGTTTTAAGCATTGGTGCGACAACAGAGTGCACTCCAAGTTGGAGCATACCTGAGCAGGTCGGTTGGGCTCCGATTGAACGGAGACTGTCGATGTTCTTGTGAATGAACATCAAGCGATCGTGCACGACGCACTTCGCCTGTAACCGCTCTCGCATCACTCGGACAAACCCTTCTTGGGCGGACTCCACGTGTGAATACGTGGGATCCAATCCGATGTGGGCCCAGGCTGCTTTATCATGCAGCAGGGACCGGGCGGCTAGGTCTACAGCTGAAGGCACACACTCTTCTGCTTCGAGTTTTCGAGCATAATGAACTTCACGGCCACGGATCGAGATTGTCGACCCAGGACCATAGTGTGCCTCTTCCAGTATGTCATCGATTGGGGGAGCTTCACCCAAGACATATAAGAGACCTTCATAGAAACGGTAGAGCTCACGCGGAAAAGGCAGAGGTTTTACACCTCTTACTCTCCGGTTGTGCAGCGCCTGGAACTTTTGGTTAAGTTTCCGGGAACGTTCCTCGGTTTTG